AAGAAAGGTAATATCATATTTTTCCCCTCTCATATGTTACATGGAGTTTCTCCTCATAAATCAGATATTCCTCGTACTACGATATCAGGAAATATAAGTGTAGGTCCGATAGGGGAAACCCTATAAAGAAAGTTTCATTGACAGTGTATAGATAATGATGTATAATGAATGTGTAATTACAACATATTATGGCGAAAGGATTTACAGTAAAAGCAAAGTCTCCTGTTAAGAAAAAGGCATCAGCAACACCACAATATGATTATGCAAAGGCAAAAGAAATGATAAAGGGTAAGACAGTAGTATTCTGTCTACCTGGTCGTGGTGTATCATACACCTTTCTAAAATCCTTTGTGTCATTATGTTTTGATTTGGTACAATCAGGAGCAAGCATTCAGATATCACAAGATTATTCATCAATGGTAAATTTTGCCCGATGTAAGTGTCTAGGTGCAAACGTTCTTCGAGGACCAGACCAGTTACCTTGGGATGGTAAGTTAAACTATGACTATCAGTTATGGATTGATTCTGATATTGTTTTCAATGTTGAGAAGTTTTATCAAGTCTTATTAATGGATAAGGATATTGCAGCAGGTTGGTATTGTACAGAAGATGGAAAAACAACATCAGTTGCACATTGGTTAGAAGAAGATGATTTCCGCACAAACGGTGGTGTGATGAATCATGAAACAATTGAAAGTATAAGTAAGAGAAAGAAACCATTTACAGTTGACTATACTGGTTTCGGTTGGTTATTAATTAAGAAAGGTGTCTTTGAACACGAAGAAATGCCTTATCCTTGGTTTGCTCCAAAGATGCAGGTATTTGAATCAGGAGAAGTTCAAGACATGTGCGGTGAAGATGTATCATTCTGCCTCGATGCAAAAGAAGCAGGATTTGAAATCTGGTGTGACCCACAGGTGAGAGTCGGACACGAAAAGACAAGGATAATCTAATGATGGCAGTTATTACAATACTTGTGATTGTATTCATCCTCATTTTGTTTTTACAGTATTACAATCCACATTCATAATATGGGAGCACATACAGGATTTACAATTATACTATGGGTAGCAATCGGACTCTTTGTATTCAATCAATGGGAAAACCGCAAAAGAAAGTAGGAGACCGTTACAACGTTCTTCGCAAAGGCAAGGTTATCTTCTGGAACGTGTCAGAATCAGAAATGTTTGACATTATGGAAGACCTTGCAGTTGAGTGCTATTATAATAAGACACTCACAGCACAAGATATCACTTATGAACCTTATATTGAGGAACCTTTAAACAATGGCTAAAAGATCAGGAATGATGGGCAGTACTTATATAACTGAGACGAGACCCAAAAAAACTCGTCAGGGGCGGGGAAAACACTCGAAATATGCAGCGACCTCCCGTAACTCGGCTCGCAAAAGATACAGAGGTCAGGGTCGTTAATGTATTGTCGCATCCGACTTCAAGAAACAAACTATCAGGAATACCATAACTATCGTATTCTCGGTAGTTCTTCTTTTGAAAGATGCTTGGAGATATACAAAGATTATATCCTTTATAAGAAGTTTGAAGATACTGTGCCGATATTTCGTGAAGAGTTTGAATTGCCTCATACGGATATTATTGGTTACTATGATGGAAATGAATTAGCAGCATTTACTCTTGCGTATAAATTTAAGAGTGTGAATAGTGTATGGGCGGATCAGTTTGCTTGGAATTATCGAAATAAGAAACTCAGTTTAGGTCACGTTGCAAATAAGAATGAGATTGCATTATATAAAAAATTAGGTTATGATTACTATTATCTGGGAGAATCCTCAGACTATAAATCAAAATTACAAGGATACGAGATTTCTAATTTCTTTGACGAATGGCAAAATTAATCGCTAATTTACCAACTAAAAAGGTATATGTACGAAAAGAGTATTTAACGGACTTTCAATCGGGTCACGGAGAGTTTGTAGAGGGTTTATGGGTCTGTGCAAAGTCAATACAGGGTCGTGCTTTCTATTTTGAGACGTATTTACCCGAATATGGAGCAATGTATGACAAATTACCCATCTCTGCATTTGTTTCACAACCAAAAACACCCGATCCTGATATGGATTTGGTCAATTTACAGTTTTGGAACTGTATGGACTATGATTTTACAGTAATTGTAAAGCAATTTGTTGCTCCAATGGAGTGGGAATGTCGTACAAGACACTTTGGAAATCAAAAAGGTCAGTATATTTGCACTTTGGACAACTATCACGGTGATTTTGACCAGATAGATGCTTCAACAAGTGAGATGCCTGATGAACATAAGTCATTTAATCTCATTGAATTACGAAATGGGCAGTATTGTCTCTATCCAAACAACCGATGTCGCATCTTTGACACCTCAATGACACCTCAAGATGTTAAAATACCTGATTTTAAGGTATCAACACGTATTTTTGAGGTTGAGAACGATGTTAACTGGGGTCGATTAGGTGATTGTGATGATTATTTCTGGACAACACCCGATGAAAGAAGAGAAGAGTAAGTATATACTACGTTGGATACAAGAAATATCCAAAATTCGACCAGAATTAGGTAATTTTAGCAATATGTCCTTATGCATCAGGTGCTAATTTTAGTATTCAAGAGCAAAAGTTAAGTCAAATTGTGCCAAATTCTGATTATGACGTTATAATAAACATAGTTGAAGACAATATTGACGCAAATTTCTTGTATGAGTCTGTTGATGACTATAATCGGAACTATCCTGACTATAAATTCATCGCAGATCACGGAAAAACCAATACATACATACAAGGAATACAGACAAATAACGGAAAATACAACTTAGTTTTGTGTCAATCACGAAATGAGTTGACCGAAGCAAGAGAAAAACTTGCAAAAACCAATTATTACGATTATTGGGACAAAAATTACCTTGAAGAGGTACTTGAAGATGACTACAAAATCATTAATGATGGAAAAACACGTTAAAAATGCCCACATGGGCACTCATTTACTAATTGAAGTGTATAATGTGCCCTTTGATAAGTTAAATGATAAGGAAAAAATAGAGCAAGTATGTGAAGATGCTTGTAAGATAGAGGGTTTGAAGGTTCTTAACACTTATACTCATCAATTTGACCCTTATGGAGTAAGTTGTACTGTTTCACTTGCAGAAAGTCATCTATGTTGTCACACTTGGCCAGAAAAACAGTGTGTTGCCATTGATATTTTTACTTGTGGAGCGAAAAATCCACGTTGTGTTGGTTGGTGGATACTTGAATATTTTGATAGTGATGATTATGTGATGAATGATTATGCAAGATAGGGTATAAATAAATCTAAAAGCATTAATAATGGCGATTCAAGGTACTTCAAGAGCATTTAAGGATATTAGTTTTTCTTTTTCACCACATCCAGTGACAAAAGACCTTCCTGTGCTAACGAATGAGAGAGCAATCGTAAGATCTGTGAGAAATTTAGTTGAAACTATTCCTACAGAGAGATTTTTTAATTCTCTTATAGGAACAGATGTGCGTGGATCTTTATTTCAACCCTATTCTCGTGAAACTCTTACGACTATAGAGGATCAAATAAAAGATACAATAAGAAATTTTGAACCAAGAGTAGGTAATGTTCAAATTGAGGCAAGTTCTCAACCTGATGATAATACTTTTAGTATAAAAGTAATATTTGATATAATTGGTCTAGCTGCACCCATACAATCATTTTCATTTTTATTAGAACCAACAAGATAATATGCCCTTTACACAGTTTACAAATTTAGACTTTGATGGTATCAAAGCACAAATAAAAGATTTTCTTCGCTCAAACTCAAATTTTAGTGAATTTGACTTTGAGGGTTCTAATTTTTCAGTTCTTATTGATACTTTAGCATACAACACATATATTAATGCATTTAATGCTAATTTAGTTGCAAATGAATCATTTTTAGATTCTGCAACAATTAGAGAGAATGTTGTTTCACTTGCAAGAACTATTGGATATGTACCCCGTTCAAAAACCGCTGCAACAGCGACTATTAATATTAGTGATATAAACGTTGGAGCAACAAATGATAGCACTACAAAGTTTCTAACACTGCGTTCAGGACTTGTTTGTGTTGGTAACTCTGAAAATACTACATATAGATTTTCAATACCTGATAATATTACATCATCAAGAGTAAGAGATATTGGTGGAACTTCTTTTGCTCAATTTGATGATGCAATAACAGTTTATGAAGGAACATATCTACAAAGAGTTTATATTGTTGATACATCTGTCGATCAAAGATTTATATTAGATAGTCCAAATATTGATAGCTCAACTATTCGAGTTTATGTTAAAGGAGCAGGTGATGTTGGAGTTGGTAGAAAATATAAAATGGTTGATAATATTCTCAATATAGATAAAAACTCTGAAATATTTTTAAGTCAAGAAGTGCAAGATGAAAAATATGAAATATTATTTGGTGATGGATTATTTGGTCGTAAATTAGAAAATAATTCAGTTGTTACTGTAACTTATATTGTTACAGAGGGTGAAACAGGTAACGGTGCATCAAACTTTAGTTTTCAAGGTTCATTCACAAAGAGTAATGGAAATTTCTTTACTCCATCTGACAGTATATCAATAAACACGGTTACAAACGCTTCTAATGGTTCTGAAGTTGAAGATGTGTCTTCTATTAAGTATTTTGCTCCAAGACTTTACTCTGCACAATATAGAGCAGTTACACCAAGAGATTATGAAGCAATAATTGGTAATATATTCCCACAAACCGAGTCAGTTGCAGTTGTTGGTGGAGAGGAATTAGACCCACCACAATTTGGTAAAGTACAAATTAGTATTAAACCAAAAAATGGTACTTTTGTATCAGATTTTGATAAATCTCAAATAAAAAATAAATTAAAGAATTACGCTATTGCTGGTATAAATTCTGAAATAGTTGACTTAAAAATACTATATGTAGAACTAGATACGACTGTGTATTATAACCCATCACAGATTATATCACCGTCTAATTTGAGAAGTTCAATTATTAATGCTTTAAATTCATATGCTGAAAATGTTGAATTAAATAAATTTGGAGGTAGATTTAAATACAGTAAAGTTAGCACTCTTATTGATCGTATTAATAACGGTATTACGTCCAATATTACAAAAGTTATTATAAGAAGAGATTTGAAAGCATTGTTAAATCAATTTGCACAATACGAACTTTGCTTCGGTAATAAATTTAATATAAATCCTGCAGGATTTAATATCAAAAGCACTGGATTTACAATAAATGGATTTAATGATATTGCTTATATTACAGATGTTCCAAATAAAAATGGTGCTGGAAATTTAGATGGTAGTAATATGGGAACACTCTCTGTGGTTACTAAAAATAATAGGGGTGAACAAAGAGTTGTAGTTAAGGATGCAGGAGTTGTTGATTACAAGAAAGGTGAAGTGATTTTAAACACAATTAACATAACTTCAACTGTAAGTGAAAATAATATAATTGAAGTGCAAGCATTCCCAGAATCAAATGATGTGGTAGGATTAAAAGATTTATATCTTAATTTTGATGTATCAAAGAGCACAATAAATACAATTAAAGATGTAATTGCTTCGGGTGAAGATGTTTCAGGAGTTGTATTTACTAGAGATTACTATACATCAAGTTACTCTAATGGAGATTTAGAGAGGAAATAATTTATGTCAAATATTGACAAAAGAATACAAGTCAATACTATTATTGAAAAACAGTTGCCTGAGTTTTTGGTATCTGATTTTCCTAATGCCACTGAATTTTTAAACAATATTACATCTCACAAGAGTTTCAAGGTGGACCAAGCGATTTAATCAATAATTTTGATCAATATATTAAATCAGATAATTTAGTCCCAGAAGTTGTAGTTGGAGTTACAACTAACCTTTCTGATCTATCTGTCAATGATACTACAATTACAGTTCCTAGCACAAAAGGTTTTCCTTCTGAATATGGATTGCTCAAGATTGATGATGAAATAATATCTTACACAGGAATAACATCCACTACATTTACAGGTTGTATACGTGGTTTTAGTGGTATCTCTGGATATAATGTTGGTATCTCATCTTCATTACTTGAAATTAATCGTGAAAATTTAATTTTTGAAGATACGACAGCAGCAACACATAATTCTGGAACAAAAATTACAAATCTTTCGGTATTATTTTTACAAGAATTTTTTAAAAAGTTAAAAAATAATATATTTAATTTAACTAAATTTCAAATGTGTCAATAAAGTGTTGTTAAAACTTAATTTATTTGTTGTATTATTTGTAAATGAAAAGAATTGATATAAATAATCTAAAGGTAGATGAAAATCTTCTTGATTTCATAGATAACGAAGTAATACCAGGCACAGGTATAGATCCGAAAAAGTTTTGGTCAGAGTTTGATAAGTCTATACATGAATTGTCTCCAAAAAATAAAGAATTAATTCAAAAAAGAAATGATATTCAAAAAAAAATAGATCAGTGGCATTTATCAAAAAAGGGATCAAATTTTGAG